AGATTAATTGTCCATTACAAGAATTGTATGTAATTGGTTGGACTATGCATGATCCAGTAGAACGGCATAAAGCTATGATAGATTGGCTGGATAAATCAAAGTGTAGCTCAGAGGATTACGTTACTATTTGGAATGCCCTACCGGAGTGGGCTGGTACTTCAGATAGCCCCATGCTACGGGCTAAGATTATGGAGAAAGCAAAATGAAAGAATCATGGTTAGCACAAAATATTCAACCAATAACGGTAGTGTTTTTGTTGTTTTCTTACTTCTTCTTTGCGTTGTTGTCCGTGTTTGAAATGGAGACACGAGGCGCATACGTAGACTTGCTAGGCCAAGCAATGATTATTGTTATCACCGCTATCTTTGCGGGTAAAACCGCCGAGAAAATTGTAGACATCCGAACAAACAAAGGAACACCAAATGACTCTTGATCCTATTTCCGCACTATTAGACGTTGGCAGCAAAGTTATCGACCGTGTATGGCCTGATCCTGCCCAAGCAGCTAGCGCCAAGCTGGAATTGATGAAACTACAACAGTCTGGTGAACTAGCTCAAATTGCTGGGCAAATGGACATCAACAAGGTAGAAGCAGCTAATCCTAGCCTGTTTGTAAGCGGTTGGAGGCCAGGTATCGGCTGGGTATGCGGTGCAGGGTTTGCAGTCCAGTTCGTAATTGGCCCATTGGCTGAATGGGGTTCAACTATGTATGGACATCCGGTTAAGTTTCCCCCAATGGATATGGGAACAATGATGCCTCTTTTGCTGGGTATGCTGGGTTTAGGTGGTATGCGTACTGCTGAAAAAATTCAGGGTGTAGCTGCGAAATGATTGAAAACTTTGAAGCTTCCTTTGACCACCTTATAAAGTCTGAGGGTGGTTATGTCTGGGACAAAGACGATTCCGGTGGTGAAACCAATTTGGGAGTAACCAAGGTAGCCTGGTCAGAGTACTTAAAACGTCGCATTGAAGACGGAGAAATGAAAGCATTGACTATTGATGCTGTCAAACCGTTTTACAAGAAAATGTTTTGGGACAAGCTTTCATGCGACAGTCTGCCTAACGGGGTCGATTACGCCGTGTTTGACTTCGGGGTTAATGCTGGTACTGGTAGGTCTGCCAAGTTCCTCCAAAGGGCTGTAGGAGCTGTTGCTGACGGTGCTATTGGCCCAACAACCCTTGGTAAGGTCAAAGCAATGGATTCTGATGTATTGCTCCAAGCTTTTAGCGACCAAAAAGAAGATTTTTACAATGCTATTGTGAACAACAACCCAACTCAATCCAAGTTTTTAAAAGGTTGGTTGAATCGGGTTGCTTCTGTTCAAAGTACTGCTGAATCCATGATGGCTTAAAGTGGTGCTTCAAATAAATTTAATAGGGTAGTGTTTAGCTTTTTTACTTCTATTAAAACGTTTTTAAGATTGTTTCGTAGTTCTTCAATATCCGCTTGTTGTTCTTGCATCCTGATGTACGAATCCGTACAAAAGTCTGCCAAGTTCTGGTTGCTCCACGTTGCAAAGTTTGGTAGGTCTGACACGTTCTTTCCTTTCTGGTCTGGGACAATGTTCCGGTACTTCTACAACAACCCATACTGCTTCTTCACGTTTTTGTTGTTTAGCAACAATCCATCTGTCGATATAGACATCAGGCATTGATTTAAGTGAACGCAATATGTTGCCATCTCTTAATCCTGTAAAGCTGCAAATTTCATTTACTGTTAATCCATCAGGGTGTTTTTTAAGTAATTCCCTGATTGCTGGATGATGGGGTTTGCTCATTTGCTTTTAATCCTTTTGAAGTCTAACGCTCCTGATAGAAAGTATTCGTTTTTAGGAGTTGTATATACAGGTTGATCCCAAAAACTCATACTAGGTGGTAGTGCTTCGTTTTCTTCCCGTATTCTTGCTGTCCAAGGCTCCGTAAGGTTTAAGTCCTTACGGTGGATTTCGTTGTTGTTTACTGGCCTAAAAGTCATGTTTTAATAGCGTTAAGAATGTTGATTATTTCTTGCATTGCAATATTACATTGTTTTATTGCTTTGTCAGTATCGTTTTTTAGCATTAATTCGTAAACGGTTTTAACTGCTCGTTCTGCCATCATGCATGGATAAGCATAGTCTTTTATTTGTTCAATTTTCATGTGTTTTCCTGTGGTGGTGTACAAGTGTGGATGTCGTTTGTGCGCTTACCGCAGCGAGGGCAGAAGTTTTGCTCTTGCTCTGGCTTTGCTAATGCTGCAAGCATTTCATCGTGCAGATTGGTCAGCATTGCACGATACGGTGTGTTAGGCAAGCACTGTTCAGACACTTGGCATCGCTGTGCAAACGTCATTCCATTAGAGTTATGCGCCGCTGCCTTTTTGCTTTGATAGCCTGTCATTTTCCGCAACTCCTACACTTGGTTAATATTGTCCACACTGGGCGTTTGCAATACACGCAATAAGATTGGTAGCCTGTCATGTTGTTCCCCTTGCGCGAATAAGGTCTGCGCTTTTGTATGGCTCTGCGATGTCTGCTATCTTTGCACACGCCTCACGCTCGGCAAGTACATAAGCGTTTTCACGTGTAGCACGATCACGCTCATCGGCGCGAACAAGCTCGGCAAAGTGTTCAATGTCGCCATGCAAGGTCAGGCCGTTGGCCTCAATCAGTTCAAATGCAGTCATCTTTCTTCTCCTTAGATTTATTAACCCAACAAGCCCAGTGATAAACAGTTCCTGAGTCATTCCAAAACCTGTCGCCCACTTTGAATAGCCCAAAGCATCGTGGGCATTGATGCGGTTTAAATAAGTTGTTCATCGGTCATTACTTGCTCACGCATTTCTCTGTCTCCTTCTGTGCCTTATAAAGCGCGTCATATTTTGCGTACAGCTTCGCAACATCTCGCAAGGCCAAGGTGTTGTAGTCTGGGTGGATGTTGTCGCCCTCTTTCCAGTAACCAATCGCGGCGGTGCAAATGCTAGCCATCTGCAAACGGTACTGTTCGCTATCCTGAAGTGCTTGTTTTTTTTCCTCACGCAAGAGTTTATTTTCAATGCGTAACTGCCGTAATTCTTCGTTCATCGGTCTTCTCCATCAAAGTTTTCAATGTGTGTCTGCAAGTCAACGATGCGGGCTGTTTGGCGCTCCAGCAGTGCTTCCAACTCTGCGATGCGCTTTGCCATGCGCTGTGGCATTTCTTCTTGAGCCCATGCGCCGCAACTTATGCACCGTGCTTGACCAACTTCCATTTCGCCAGTCGTAAACCATTCGTGCTTGTGGTCTATCTTTATAGGCTCCTGCTTTGGCATACCCGGCGCTTGCTCTTGGTGTCGTTTCAACTCTGCTTGCTTTGCTAGTTCAATAATGTTCATCACTTCCCCAAAATTAAAAAGGCTAGCAGCGTTACTGTTGCGGTCACAGCAATTACAGCAATCAGTGCTTTGAAAGTTTCAGTGACATCGTTATAAGGGTCAGTAACCTTTTCCCAACTTTCTCTGCTCATATACGCATCATTGGCCTCTTGTGCGCGTTGTTTGCGTATTGGACAATCCCTGCCTTGTGTGCATTCACAGTTTGCATTGCAACATTCAGTCATAGCATAGCCTCCTCATGGTTATCAGGGTTAAAAGGTACGCGCTGATATGGCTTATCAGGCAAAGGTTTTAATGGGAAGGGCCATGTTGTCATTTGTATTCCTCAATTCGTTCGTTTAAACGAGATATAACAGTTTTGTTGTACGAAACAATGCTGTTAGCGTAATCAACCCCTTGTTCTGCTTGTAACAGGTCTATATGGGCTGTAGAAAGCTGTTGAGCAATTAGCTCTAATGGAGATTGTTTTTTAAACGGCTCTTTTAACAATTGCAATAATTTATGCATATCTATTCCTTAAAGGCGGGGTACTCGCTGCACTGACTGACCGCCGTTCCGCAGTCCCCTGTACCAGAATCCGCTTTCCCCCTAATTACTATTCGTTCAAACCAGCAGATGTTTGAACCTCGGAAATTGTTTGCACTTGGGGTGTTGCTTGTTCTTGAATTTTGTCAATCAATCCTTTGACTTGTTCGTATGGGAACTTAGACAAAGCAGACAGGATTGAGTTAACTTCTTCAACCGAAAATGTCAGTGTAATCATATTCAATAATTCCTTTAAAGTCAGGGTTAGGTTTGCGTTGATTGTCTTGGAACCAATCATTGCCTGTTTTAAGAAGCATTTCACCAGTAGTAGATACCCAGCAAGTAGGTGTTTCGGTTAGTGTTTCTTGAGTTTTAAGATTAAATAGTGTGTTCATCAGAATGGAAGATCAGAATCTTCTAGTTTGGTTTTACGGGTTGGTGCAGAACTTTGACGGGGGGAGTCTTGCTTTTCTTTGACAGAAAGAGAGAAAAATTTTGTACCATCTTTCTTGGATTCTTTTACCCAAGCGTTTAGCCAGTACTCTGTACCCTCTACGTTAATAGATCCGTTGTAGTCCGGATGTTTGTCCTCTTCTTTTTTGCCATTTTTAAAGAGACTTCCTCGGTTAGTGTTGTCATATTCAGCCATTATTTACCTCATCAAGTTTAGATTTGAACGCTTTGATAGCAGAGCGTACTTTACTGTCAATCTTTAGTGCTTCCCACACTGAAAGACGAACTTCGTTGTCGGCAATGGATTCCCATTCACCATACATTCCTGCCCAGTCACCTTTGGCGTGTAAACCTTTAATTGCTTCTACAATTTTGTCGATCAATCCTGTATCCATCTGAGGTAAGTCTTCACCGGCATAGATGTACAGGCCAAGACCATGCAACGATAGACCCTTGGTCATACAACGCATGATGGCTGTATTTACTGCGAAAGCATCAGGGTGCTGAATAGCCTTGTTACGATGATCCATCACTGGCAATTGGCACGTTATAGGCTTGTTAAACAGGGTTACTGTCACCCACACCATGTAAGTGCCATTGATGTCGATCCAGCACTTGTCATCGAACATCTGTACTTGAAAGTGAGCAGCAGGATCGGCTTTGAGTGCCTCTGCCCATGCCCAAGCCCAAGACAGGTAAGTTAGGTTGCCTTTCTTCTCGGTATGCTCGTTTACGTTTTTTTTAAGTAGTGTATTAACGTCCATTTTTAGCTTCCTTTTGTTTAGCTAGTTGTTCTGCCCAATAGATCTCGTCCTCGATCATTTGAATCTGATCTTTATCATCAAAGTCTTCAAAGGGGATAAAGTGGTTTTCTTTACAGCAAGAGTGCTTGCCATCTTTGGGTTCCATGCAGTAGCAGCAGTACTCTATGCCCTGAAATTCTTCCCGATACTGTTCTATTAGCGATTTCATATCAATACTCCAAAATGATAATTAAGCCTGAGTTCCTCGTTGTGAGGAAGCTTAATGTTATACGAACTCCCACCACTTTTTTAACTTTTTTACTAGGGGTTTGTACCTATGGCAAAACTTCGTTTATCATGATATGCACATGAGGATCAATGCTGTATTGCTTGATGACAAAAAGCCGTATTACCTGGACATCGTCCTTGTACACAATGCCATTCATA